CAGTAGTGATCTAATAGATATAATAAAAGACGAGCCGGAAAAAGAGTTAGAATTTAAAGAGGTTACTTATTTTGACTCTAAAGATAACGTTTGGAGATATGAGGTTATTTATGATAAGAAAGACAGAATTGTTGAGAGGGAGTTTAATTCGAACCCTTGGGTGATAGTCAGATGGTCTAAGATTGCCGGTGAGGTATTTGGTCGAGGTCCACTACTTCAAGCATTACCAGATCTTAAGATGCTTAACAAAGGTAAAGAGTTGGCTATCAGGGCGGCTCAACTTAACATCTTTGGTGTTTATACTGTAGCTGATGATGGAGTAACTAATGTAAATACTCTCAAGATTCAACCGAACGGCATGATTCCCGTTGCGAGGAATGCCGGCCCTAATGGTCCATCTATTGCAGCATTGCCAAGAACTGGAGATCTAAATGCTCAAAACTTTATGTTTGAAGAGTTAAAGCAACAGATCAATACTTTGATGCTTAATGATAGATTACCACCTGATGCTGGACCAGTAAGAAGTGCTACCGAGATCGTTGAAAGAATGAAGCAGTTGCAAGTTGATACTGGTGCTGCATTCGGTCGTCTTATCTTTGAGTTTGTACAACCTATCTTACAAAGAGTAATCCAGATTTTGGAAAATAAAAATATTATTACCTTTGGCGGTGGAATAACTATTGACAATATCAAGATAACAACTGAAATACTGTCACCAATCGCACGTACAGAGGCGGTCGAAGAAGTTAATAGCATTGTTCAGGCGGATCAGATCTTAAAAGGGATTGATCCAACTGGTCAATTAACTCAAATGACTTTTGACACAGAGGCTCTAGCAGACATTATAGTTAATAAACTCGGGGTTTCTCCTTCTGCGATAAGAGGCGAGGAGGAGAGAGAGGGTTTAAAGCAACAATTTGCGCAGGCAGCAGCGATTGAGGCAGGAGCAGAGCAAAGTCCCCAACAATAATAAATTATATGAGAAACTCACCTTTTGGTTTAGACGATCTGGAGAAAGAACAGCTTAGGGATTCAGAGATTCATAAGCAGGAGCAGGACCTAATTAATGCAAATTTTGGTAAATGTTTTAATTCACCCTCTGGAAAAAGGGTTTTAGAATATTTATCTAAAATGACCGTAGATCAACCAACTTGGATTCCATCTGCGGGATCTATAGATGGCGAATCTGCAATCCACCATGGTTTTGTTCGTGAAGGACAGAATTCAATCGTGCGTGAGATCTATTCACGTGTTAATCAAAGTAAAGGTAAATAATGTCAGAAGAAAGTTTATTAAGTGGCGTACAGGCTGAGCAAGAAGAGAAAACAATTGAACAGGGCGAAGCTGAGGAGAGGCAAACTGAAGCTGAAGAACAGAAGAGTGCAAGACCTGACTCAGTAGATGAAGCGTTTTGGGATCCTGAGACTAATTCAATCAAGCAGGACGAATTATTAGATGCTTATAATCAGGAGAAAGAAAAGGCTTTAGGTTTAAGAAGAAAGCTTTCTGAGAAAGGGGGTAAGCCTCCAAAGGATGTAGGGGAATATTCTTATAACGAAGATCTATTCGAATTACTTCCAGCTGACAGCCCTACAACCAAGATCTTAAAAGACACAGCTTTGGATGCTGGCTTATCTAAAGAGCAGTTTGGTAAATTTATTAATGCTGTAATGCCAGCCCTAGATGCGGAAGGCGTTATCTTTAAACCAGAGGCGGAGAAGACTCCAGAGGAGAAGCAGCAGGAATTTGAAGAATACAGAGATGCTGAGCTTGCTAAATTAGGTAAAGATGGTCCCGGTATATTACAAAGACTTGCCAACTGGGGTAATGGCATGGTTAATAAAGGCGTTATCTCTAAAGACGAAAAGCCAGTATTCGAAGCAATGATTACTGATGCTCCGTCAATAGCTCTTCTTACTAAGATTATGTCTTTAACTGGTGAATCAACAATTCCTGTCAAGACTGCTGTTGCTGATGGTTTACCTTCCCGTGCAGAAATAGATCAACTTATTGCATCTCCTGAATATGAGAACGGTAATGCTGACGTTCACAGAAAGGTTAAGGAGTATTTTGAGAAGACTGCTTAATGAATGTAGATTGTTTAAATTTAAATTAAATAAAGAACGTCTTGACTTTAAAAAAGTCGGCAGTTAATAAAGTTAAGTCCCTTTAGCCAAGGGTGGCAGCCTATGCAAAGCACCTGCTACCCAAAGCTACCTTAGCGTGGAGGTAAACACGAAGTATCAATCCTAATGATCTGATAGCCCACCGCCGTTCTGGCGCCCTTAAAGATTATTGGCTTAATTGTGCGAAATATAATCGTAACTATTTTGTTAATAATTTTTTAAGTAAATACTATGTCTACATCTGTATCTACAGCTTTTATTGCCCAGTTTGATGCTGAGGTTAAACAAGCTTATCAAGGTGCCGCTAAATTATTTGGCACTGTTAGAACTAAAACTGGCGTTGTTGGTTCTACCCATCGTTTCCCTAAATTAGGTAAAGGATTAGCTCAACCGCGTATTGCGCAAACTGACGTTGTTCCTATGAATGTTTCTCACTCTAATGTGACTGCAACTCTAGAAGACTGGTCAGCCCCTGAATATTCTGACATCTATGATCTACAGAAGATCAACTTTGATGAAAGAAAAGAACTTAAAATTGCTATTGCTTCTGCAATGGGTCGTAGAATGGATCAATTGATTCTTGATGCTGCCGATGCTGGTGCTTCTGCAACTCAAGTTGACGAAAACATTGGCGGTACTGATTCCGGTCTTAACGTTACTAAATTAAGAAGAGCGAAAAGATTAATGGATGCTTCTGGTGTTCCTGCGACTGATCGTTATTTCGTTCATAGTGCAGTTGGTCTTGAGCAGCTTTTAGGTGAAACTGAAGCCACTTCAACTGACTATAACGCAGTTAAGACATTAGTTAATGGTGAAGTTAATACTTTCTTAGGATTCAAATTTATCATGATCGAAGATCGTGACGAAGGTGGTCTTGACTTAACTTCTAACGAGCGTAAGAACTTCGCTTTCCATAAGCAGGCATTAGGTCTTGCTGTTGGTATCGACATGAGAAGTGAAATGAACTATGTTCCTGAGAAAACTTCTTGGTTGATCAATGGTTTATTCTCTGCTGGTTCTGTCGGTATCGATGATGCTGGTATTATCGAAGTTATGACTTACGAAGCTTAATTTAATTAGAGGTAAAATAATATGACTTTCTCAAAAACAAACTTTAGCCCAATCGGGTCTAACGCAAAAAGAGGCGTTGCTCCACAGCACTTCTCTTATAAAACAGCTGATTCATTAGCTACTGTACAAGCTTCTGGTTACTTCAACGATCTAACTACTATGTTGGAAGTTGGTGACAAGATTCATGTAGAGGTTGTTGACTCTGTTGCTACTACTACTTCTGTTTCTGATTCAGGAATCTTAGTTGTAGCTTCTAATGCCAGCAACGTGGTTGACACTTATGACGCTATCCAAGGCGGTAAAGTAACTCTTACTTCTTACTTAGCTGACATCTCAACTGCTGGTCAGATCTATGTTGTTTCTCCAATTGCAGGATCAATTAAAACTATCTACTCAGCAATTAATGGTGCAATCGCAACAGCCGATGCTACATTAACTGCTAAAATAGGTGGTACTGCTGTTACTGGTGGTGCTATTACAGTTACTCAGTCTGGTTCTGCCGCTGGGGATGTTGACAGCGCCACTCCAAGTGCGCTTAATACTGTTACTGCAGGACAAGCAATCGAGATTGAAACTGACGGCGCTTCAACTAACACAGTTGAAGTTATGCTGACTATTGAAATCACCCCAATTGCTGACTCTGACTAATAGTGAGTTTTAGTGATTATAAGGGCAGGGTCGCAATAATTTGCGGCTCTGCACCTTGTGTAGAAGAGGAGTTTAAGATAGTAAGGAAGGCTCGACCAGATGCTATTGTGGTGGGTATAAATGAAGCGATAAAGATAATAAGGTGTGATATACTAATGACACACCATCTTTTAGAAGTAGGAAACTACATTAAGGATTCTCTTAATCCTGATATTAAGATTCACACTTCTAAAAGATTCAAACCTGAATTAGAAGGTTCAGCTGATGGCTTCTGGATAGTCAGAGGTGGGGCCACTAGTTCAAGTGATGCAGTTCAAATTTGTCAGCAG